CCCTGGAACAGATCCTAAGAAGTTTCTTGGTCTAGCTCCAAGGTATAGCGATCTATCTGCTGACAACTCTGTCAACATTTTAAGTGCAGGTGGCTCAGGTTCTGACAACGCTTCTGTCTACCTAGTTGTTTGGGGTGACAACACTGTTTACTGTCCTTTCCCTAAAGGATCTAAAGCAGGTTTGACACACGAAGATCTAGGCGAGCAAACTGTCTACAACAGCGATGGCACAAGGCTTCAAGCTTTTGCTACTCGTTACCAGTGGAAGAACGGTTTGGTTGTTAAGGACTGGAGATACGTTGTCCGTATTTGCAACGTTGACGTTTCTGACCTCCTTGGAACTACTGGTACACAAACAGCAGCAGCATCAACAAACCTAGTCAAGTTAATGGCTAGAGCGTTGTACAGAATTCCTAATATGGCAATGGGTAGAGCAGCGTTCTACATGAACAGAACTGTTCACTCAGGCATGGCTATTCAAGCACTAGATAAATCACAAAACGTCTTGGCAATCCAAGAAGGTTTATCTCAGTTTGGGACTGCACAAAGCTACTTATCATTCTTAGGTGTTCCTCTAAGAAGAGTAGATGCGCTACTTAATACCGAAACAGCGGTTAGTTAATTTCTTTATTATCAAAGGAGCTTCAAAATGATCACGGATGCACTGCTCAGAGTGAGCGAAGACCAAGCAATTACTTCCACTGCATTTTCTACTAACACTATTGATTTAAGTGTTGCTAGAGATGTCGGTGAAGGTACTGCTTTGTATATGAACTTTGCTGTTACCACTGCATTAGCAAATGGTACGAGCGTAAAGTTCGAAGTTGTTTCTAGTGCGAACGCTAACCTGTCTAGTCCTACTGTTATTGGCAGCAGCGATGCTGTTTTAACAGCGTCACTTACAGCAGGTAAGAACGTAGTAGTACGCATTAATCCTGATATCGCTGGCAAGGGCCAAAGATATCTTGGTGCTAGGTACACAGTTGCAGGTACTTTTAATGCAGGTAAAATTACTGCTGACGTAGTAGAAACTATCGGTGACGGACAGAAGTATTACGCTTCTGGCTTTACCGTAACTTAAATAACGAATAACAAATGCCTATTTACAAAGCTAAAATCAAGTGTTTCGTAGGTGATAGCTTACGAGAAGCTGATGAAGAGTTTGAGTACAACGGAAAGTTCTGCCAACACCTTGAATTAATCAGTGGGCCTGAACCTCAGTCAACGACTGAACCTATTGATTATGATTCAATGACTAAGCCAGAGCTGGAAGAGTATGGTCGTTCTATTGGCGTTGAGCTAAAGAAACGACAAAATAGAGAAACTCTCATTAGCCAACTTGAAGAAGCAAATAAGTAGGCATTTGTTTTCTTATTTTCTTACTGGGGGCTAGTAGTGTTACTGCTGACCTCCTCTTTTTATAGGAGATCTTATGGCAACTGAAATAGATATTTGCAATCTTGCCTTGGCACATTTGGGCGATGATGCAACTATTGCTTCGATAAATCCACCAGAGGGTTCTGCACAAGCGGAACACGCTGCAAGATTTTATCCTATTGCAAGAAATAGTTTGTTGGAATCACACACTTGGAACTTTGCATCTAAGCGTTCAAGTTTAGCGACAACAACTAACACCCTTTCTCAATGGGATTATGCATATGTAGCACCTGCTGACATGATGACACCTGTTGCAATCATATCTCCGACATCACAAAACGATTACGCTACAAGAATGGCTGCTGGTGATACACCTGGTAATTTGACAGCTAATTATGCGCCAACAATCGTAGCGGGACAATATACGCCACAACAATTTGCAGTAGAAGGAATTTATATATACACCAATCAAGATAATGCGATGTTGCGATATCAATCGTTAGTAACTGATACAACTAAATTTTCTCCAATATTTGTTATTACTTTGTCTTGGCATTTAGCATCTATGTTGGCAGGGCCAATAATAAAAGGTGATCAAGGCATGGCACAGGTTAAAAGGTGTGCAGAATTAATGAGAACTTACTTATCCAGTGCAAAACAACAAGACAATTTACATAGAGATATAACAGTAGAGCATATTGTACCTTGGACATCTGGGAGGTAATTAGTGCCAAATACAAGAACTTTTCTTAAATCATTTTCTAGTGGTGAAATATCACCAGAAATGTTAGGCCGTATTGATGATAGTAAATATCAACAAGGTGCTGCGACAATGCGTAATTTTATTGCAAAACCACAAGGCCCGGCAGAGAATAGACCGGGATTCTCTTTTGTAAAAGAAGTAAAAGATTCTACAAAACAAACAAGAGTTATACCTTTTAGATTCAATGTGTCACAGACAATGGCTATTGAAATGGGCCATAATTATTTTAGGTTTCATACATTAGGTGGAACACTACAGTATACAGATGGAGCAGTATGGAGTAGCAGTAATAATTATCAAATTGCTGATATTGTAAAAGTTAGTGGTGTTAATTATTACGCAAGAACTTTTCACAGTAATGTCCAGCCACCAAACGCAACTAATTGGTATCCACTGCCAGCAGATTATACCTATGAAATACCATCACCATATTTAGAAACAGAATTATTTGATATTAAATTTGTGCAATCATCTGACGTTATGACGTTAGTACATCCTAATCACGAACCTGCAGAACTTAGAAGATATAGCGCACAGAATTGGAGGCTTATAGATATAGATTTTACGGCAACGATATCAGCACCATCTATTGCTTCTGTAGTTGCATATATGCCTAGTTCAGCCAGCAACAACTCGGATACTAACGAAGATCATGTATATGTCGTAACAGCAGTAGCAAGTGATGGGGTACGAGAAAGTGCAGCATCAAGTAGTCATTCTGTCTCAAACAATATTTATGTTACTGGTGCAAAAAATACAATCACATGGAGCAAAGTAGACGGTGCTTCAAGATACAGAGTATATAAAGAACAAGGTGGTTTGTTTGGTTTTATTGGTGAAAGAGACCACGATTCATCAAGTAATCCCAGTACATATAACATTGTTGATAATAATATTGCACAAGATTTTGCGATAACCCCACCTAGATACGAAACTATATTTTCTGGTACTAATAATTTTCCTAATGCTGTCTCTTATTTTGAACAACGTAGAGTTTTTGCAGGTACTAATAATGAACCACAAACTATTTTTATGACTAGATCAGGCACTGAAAGTGATATGTCATATAAATTACCAATACGAGATGATGATCGGATTAAATTTAGAGTTGCTGCTCGTGAAGCAAACAGAATAAAACATATAGTCCCATTAACACAATTGTTATTTATGACAGAAGCAGCTGAGTGGAGAGTCACTTCTGTAAACAGTGATGCAATAACACCTACATCTATAGCGGTAAAACCACAATCATATGTTGGTGCTAACGATACACAACCTGTAGTTGTTAATAACAGCATGGTTTATATTGCAAGTCGTGGTGGTCATGCAAGAGAATTAGGTTATAACTGGCAATCTAATGGTTTTATTACTGGTGATTTATCTATAAGAGCAGCACATTTGTTTGACAATTTAGATGTTGTAGATATGACTTTGGCAAAAGCACCATTACCAATTGTTTGGATGATAAGTACCAACGGTAAATTACTAGGTCTTACATATGTTCCAGAACAGCAAGTGGGAGCATGGCATCAACACGATACAGATGGTTCGTTTGAAAGTGTAGCAGCAGTCGCAGAAAGTAGCGTTGATGCAGTTTATTGCGTTGTTAAAAGAACTATTAATGGTGCAACCAAAAGATATATAGAACGTATGGGTACAAGAGAATATGCAACACAACGAGATAGCTTTTTTGTTGACAGTGGTAGATCATATATTGGCACGAATACAAACACTGCGAAGACAGTGACAATTACAAGTGGTGGAGCATATACAAAAGGCAGTATTGTTACCTTGGAATTTCCTAATAGTTTTAGTGTATTTAAAAGTAATAGCACACCTAATAACACTACAGACATAAACGATGCAATAGTGATTGTTGATGGTACTGATACTTACAGGTGCGATATTGTAAGTATTAGTGATGATCACACTGCGACAGTAAGATTAGACAGAGATTTGCCAAGCAGTTTACAAAATACAGCTGTTAGTACTTATGAAATTGCAGAGAGAACATTATCAGGACTAAGTCATTTAATAGGTAAAACAGTAAACATATTAGCTGACGGTGCAGCACATCCTACTAGAGTTGTAGATTCTAACGGAGGTATAGTTTTAAATCGTGCTGCTAGTGTTATTCATGTAGGTTTACCTTATATAAGTGATTTGCAAACACTACCCCTGGCACTACAAATGGAAGCAGGTGGACAAGGTCGTGTTAAAAATATCAATCATGCCTATTTGCGTGTGTTTGAAAGTTCTGGAATATTTACAGGCCCAACAGAAGACAAATTAATAGAAGCAAAACAACGTACTACGGAACCTTATGGTTCACCACCAAATTTAAAAACAGAAGATATTAAATTAATGTTGACTCCTACTTGGCAAGATTATGGCCAAATATTTATAAGACAAACTGATCCATTACCATTGACAGTTGTTGGTGTGACGTTAGAAGTATCTCTTGGGGGATAGTGTAACCGTAATCCGATAGACTGTAGTTATAGTATAAAAATAGAGAGGTGTTGCACTTATGGCATGGACTCCAAATTGGGATGCCGCTGGCGGCATATTGTCAATTGGCAGTACCGTAACAGGCATGATTGGCAGCATGGCAGCTGCCGATACAGCAAGATACCAAGCAAAAAGTAAAGGTCTAGCACTTCAACATCAAGAAGATATGGCAAAAGTTAATGCCGGTATGTTGGAGATGGAAGCACAGCAAATATTTAGAGCATATGACAGGCAAATACAGATAAAGGGAATCAAAGCAGGTTTAGAAAAAGGAACTGCTAGAGCAAGTTTTTCTGCAAGAGGTATACAGATGGGTGTTGGTAGTACAGCAAATGCATTTGCATCAGCCGCTGTAATGAGAGAGATAGATAAAATAACAATGAATAGCAATAGAATAAGGGCTGCAAACCAAATGAGAACAAGGGGAGTACAGTCTGATATAAGGGCAGATATGTTAGGTGTATCAGCAAGTAATATGTTTGCTACTGCTTCAGCCGTGAGTCCATTTTTAAATATGACAAATACTTTAATGGCGGGTGCTGCTGATTTTGCAAAAAACGAAGGTTATGGATTCTTTGAGGGGTAACTAATTATGGCAACAGTACCTTTATTACAACAAACACCTACAGAACAAATAGACACTGGTGGAACACCATTATTTTCTGCTACTGATATACAACCAGTACAAGATACAGGTGTTGCACAAGATATACAAAAATTAAGTAACACTCAAAAGCAGTTTGCACAAATAGCAGCAGCATTGCAAGATGAACAAGACGATATTAAATCTAATGAAGCATATAGAGGATATCAAGAAGAAGCAGATGTAAAAGTAAATGAATATTTAAACCTGCAACGTGGTGATGCAATAGCAACAGTAGGTCATGACGAAGAGACTGACAAGCCTATAACTAGGTATGACCAGTTAGTAAATGATTTAACAGAAATATCTGAAAAATATTTAGAAACACTAGACAATAAAAATCAAAAAACATTATTCAGCAATAAATATGCTGCGTCAAAACGTATATCAGTTAATTCTGCTAGTAAACATTCACTTAGACAAAGCCGTTTAAAATTAACTGAAGAATCAAAAGCCAACATTGCAATTCAAAAAGACCGTGCAATTAATAGTTTTGAAACTTGGCAACAGGGAGACGGAGATTATCAAATTAGTTATCTCGCAGGACTTGCAGAGATAAAACGTAATGCAGAGTTAAATGGTCGTAATACTGACATAAATGCAGGGCCATTAAGTTCTAAATATTTATTGGATGTGCAAACATACAACAAAGCCGTTATGGAAGGCGTTGTAAAAAAATTATCAAAGTTACCCGGTGGACACGCATTAGCAAAAGCATATGTACTAGCACAAAAACCACCAGAGATAAAAGATGTACCTACTGAATTAGAAATAAAAATTGCAGAAAAACATGAGGATTATAACGTTGAGCAATGTGTTGATGGAGCTTTAAATAATAACGGTGATCAAAACTCTGGTAGTTATGTAGATCAAGCATCATTGATGATGTGCTTAAAAAGTAACCATTATGTAGATGATGGTAAAGGTGCATCTGTACATGATGGGCTTCATAGTGATGACGTTAATATTGCAGGTCAAACGCAAGAAGATAATAATAATACGTTAGAAAAAATAAGAAGCGAATCTAAATTTTATATGCTTGGTTCTAATGCAACATTAATAGATGAACACCAACCAACACATTTATTTGCCGTACAACATTTAGGAGTACAAAAAGCAGACTCTTTATACACTAAAGCTAAATCTAGTGTCGAAATAGATACAGCTAGATACAAAGAAGACGCAACATATGCAAAACAAATTAATGAAAAAATAATAGACAACTACAACGAATTAATTAATGAAGAAGCTAATAAAAAATATGAAGGTGATTTTGTAGCTGCAATAGCTAACGATTTAGAAATAATAGAAAGGGGCATTAATTACGATGGTGAGGTTACCAGTGACGTAGATTTTGTCACAGGGTTACGTCCTCTAAATGTTTTAAAACAAGAACTAAAAGACACAATTACTGATCCGAAACAACTTAAATATGCTTTAAAAGATTTAGAAAATAAATACAAAAAAATCAGTAGTGAACGTACAAGAATTTATAATGAAGGTTTAAATAAGGCAAAAGAAATAGCGTTTGCAGAAAAAGGTGGTTGGAAAAATTTAGAAGCTAATGGTATTGATATTGAGAATTTTACAGAAGCAGATCAAAAGATATTAAAGAACGGCCCACCAGAAGAATCAAACATAGAAGTATTAGCAAAAATAGATGCTAACCCTGAGGAAGCACGAGATAATTTGCCTGCATATAGACATCAACTATCGCAATCAGATTATGTAGGGTTACAAAATTATGCGAAAGGTTTAAGATCTGACAATAAATATATAGAAGCAACAGGTGACAATACCTTATTCAAGGACACATTGTATAAGAATGGTCATACATGGGTTTATGGTGAGTTAAAAGGTGATAATGCAGTTAAATTTCATTCTATGAAGACCGCATGGATAAATAGAATTGACTATGTACAGACACATGTAGAGAACAGGAAATTAAACAGAGAGGAGAAACTAAAGTTATTGAATAACGTCCTAATCGATGATGTATATACAGGTCTTGGTATAAAAGAGACTCCTATGAGTTTCCTTTCTATTAAGCCAGATCAGTTAAAGAAGACATGGGTTGACGTTCAGGTGAAACAAGAGAACGGAAAATTTAAAAAGGAACGAATATACGGATCTGATATAAAACCACTTGTACAATCTGCAATCATGGCTCACTTGTACAGGAACAGAAAAGCTATGTCACAACAAAAAATTGCAGAGATATGGGATAAGTTTGGTAGACCAACATCAGTAGAACAATTTAAAAAGAATGTAGAAGCAGCAACCTTATCCTTAAGTAATAAATAAGTTATGGGATCTTCTAACTTTCTCGACAATTACTATGCGCTTGAGAACGAGGGCGTTTCAGAGTACGCACCTAGTCAGAATTATGAAGCTGATGATAATTTTCTTGATCGATATTACATAGAAGAACAAAAACAAAGAGATGCTGCACTACAAACGCTATTAAATTCTGTCGCTGATAATGATCCAGACGGGACAGGAGAAGCGCAACGATTAGCAAAAGAGCTAGGTTTGCCAGAAGGCATGGCTATAAATAGTGCCGATACATTAGAGACTTTAAGGGA